CCTTGGTCTTGTCGTTTATTCGCTAATCGACAATGCGGGTACCTGTGTGTGAAATCTCTCGTAGTTTCACGGGTTCACAAGCACCATCCGTCTTCGATCGGTTTGAGTGTTTTGTGGGGTTGCTGGAAGCTCTGTATGGAGTTTCTCTGCCTCGCCCTACACTCACCGAAAACGGACAACTTAAGCAGTTTGTTACAGGACTGCTTGAGGGAGACGGTGGACATCCTTGGAGAGATCGTGTTCGTTCTCTCTCGAGTCAAGCTCGTCTGGGTTTGGCTCACTCCCTTTTTCTTTTTCGGAAGGTGATACCACAGGAGAAACCTCTGGTGAGGTCGTATGTTGAGAGGATGGCCCAGGCTCAGGGGCCACCGGACCCTGCGTTTTTGGATTTCGCGTTGCAGGAGGTCCGGCGTCTGTTCCCGTTTGGATGGGACAGATCCTATCAAGATGCGTGCCTCATGAGTTCCCTGCCCCGCACCTCTTGTTCTGAGGTGGGGCGGCGGGGGGGAGGGTGCAGAGGTGTGGATGCGATGGTAAGGGAACATAGGGCTGAGTTTCTCAACTATGTTTTGTCTGCTGTTGCTCCTCGCACCCGAGGGGTTTCTAGAGTAGAGGCCGTGTTAACGGGTGGAAAGTGGAGGGTGATATCGGTCCCGCCTCGGGTCGATAATGCTCTTCGCCCTCTCCACAAGGCCATCTACTCTCGCCTGTCCCATTTCCCGTGGTTGTTGCGTGGAGACGCGAAACCTGGTCGATTCAAGGACTTCACTCCGGTTGAGGGTGAAGTTTTTGTGAGTGGCGATTACGAAAACGCTACTGACAATCTTAATACCAGTCTCCAGGTAGCAATCATGGCGGAGTTGCTTGATCGTGCCTCGACGGTGCCAGTGGGCATTCGCGATCATGCGTTGTCGATCTACAGGTCCGAACTGTCTGTAGACGGCGTAACCCGGGTTCAAGCCCGGGGGCAACTCATGGGACAACTAACCTCCTTTCCTTTGCTGTGCCTTATAAATTACATTACGTTTCGGTATTCAATACGTAGACAGGTACCAGTCCGTATTAATGGCGACGATATCGTTTTTCGTGCGACGCCTGAAGAGTTTTCTCTTTGGGAGCGTAATGTAACGAAAGGGGGTCTGACCCTGAGTCGGGGGAAAACCTTGGTCCACTCACGTGGATTCACCCTCAACTCGACTCCGTTCTGGTCTGTAAAGTCCGGGGCGAAGGCGATTGGTTTTGTGAGGGCTTCGGCCATCTGGAAACAATCGGCGTTGGACGAGCAGATCGTGTCGCTGTCTTCAAGGTTTAGGACAGCGTGCAGCGGTTACGGGAAGTGGAGGAAGGACGTTGTTCAGTCCTTCTTTCTTCTCGCTAATCAGCGTGCGGTTCATGCGAGCCGCCGGTCTCTCACGCGAGGTTTGGAGATGGTTGTGGGGAGGGAGGTGCTACATGCGGTTGGTATGTGGCATAGGGAGTTGTTCTACTTGGAACAGGTAGAAGAACCTCCCTTACCCCGGCTTGCTGCCGGGGAACTCCCTCCAGGATGGCGACAGGTACCACGGCACTGGGTGCCACTTGACGTTCGTCTTCGGACGGAGGTTGAGTGGTCCGCCGAGTGTGTCTGGTGGGCGTGGGTCGCGTCTTTTGAACCTTCGAACCTATCAAGCCCAGAGCGTCTCACGAGGATCATGAGTCGCTGCTCTCCTTACGGTCTCGGAAGCTTGGCGTCTAGCAGAGTGCGGTCCATGTTGGGACTATCTCGCCGCGAGCTTTGGAGATGGGTTAACTTGCGTAGGAACGAGTCCGTCTTTGGCAGGACTCGTTGGGGAAGAGGGGGGTCAGGTTATGTCTGGGTGCCTTGTGGACTCGCGTTACCGCGAGTGCAGGTTTTCGAAAAGCTCAGTGAGTGGGCTTAGTCGATCATTGTCACACCTGTTGACGTCTCGCCCGACATTAAGGGCTTAACAATCCCACCTACCCACATTTATGTGGGTCCGCCAACTATGGGGAAGCGGTTAAATCGGTTGTCTGGGAGACCTCTCTTCCGTGGTGTGGGTAAGTGTCACGTGTTCGCACCTCTGACAGCAATGGTCGGCTGGGCCGCTTGCTTCTTTTGCTTTTGCGTGCCGCCGGGC